CGCGAAGCTCAACGCCCTCGCCGAGCGCTGACCGTCGCCCCGAGCGTGATGCTCGGGGCGGCTGTGAACGCTACGGAAGGAACACCTCATGTACACCGAAGAAATCAAGACGCTCAAGGCCGATCCGAGGCTGCAGCGTCTCGCCGACCGGATGGCCACGGGCGTCGAGCCGTGGCTCGTCCGGGAGCTGTGGACCGGCGTCGACGACCCGATCGAGTGGTTCGCCGTCTTCGCGGTGAAGTACTGGCGCAAGGAGCGACCGCCCTACCTGTTCCCGCTGGAGGAGAACAAGGAGGAAGCAGTGGCCAGGGCGATCATCGCCCTCTACAAGGAGAAGCGCGAGCGGGTTGAGGCCCGCTCGCGCTAGCGCGGCCGGTGACGTCGAACCGGGCCGCAGCAGTGAACTCGTGACCATCGTATAACAGGAAGGGCGTTCGTGGTTAAGCCGAAAGGGCATGGAGCGGATCGGATCTTCGCGGTCCTGGCCGATGCGGCCGGAGACGGGGAAGTCGAGCTGCGGCAGGTACTGACCTGGCCGAGCGTGGACGCGTTGCGTCAGCAGCTGCTGGCGCGAGTGCCGATGACCTCCAAGGAGGTGGCCATTGGAGCGACGAACGCACCGGTGCGAGTGGGGGTGCGCCTGCCGTGGGGGTCGGAAGAGTCGTGGCTGGTCAAGCTGGGCTTCGACCGTCCAGTGCCGCCGCTGGTCGAGCACGTGCGGCTGGTGGTGCTGGAGTCGCGGTTCCGGGGGGAGGGCAACGCACGGGTGTGGCAGCTGCGGCCCCGAGCGTGCGAGACGTACGTGATCACCCGGACGGCGATGGGCCTGGCGCTGGAGACGGCGTCCTCTGGGTGATGGACGGGGGAAGGGCGGCGCTTCCTGCGGTGACGGCTCTGGAGCAGGCACCACGAGGCGCAACCCGAACCTGAAACAACACACAATCTTCCACTTGTGAGGCTTTACTACCTTATTGTCGGTTATTGCCGCCGGTGCACGGATGTGCGCTGGCGGCTTTCGCATACCGGAAAGGGGAACATCATGTACACCATGCTGCCGTCGTGGCTGCGTGAGGACAACGATTACCTCGTCGACCGACCGGAGATCATCCAACTCGCCTGCTGGGCGCTGGGCGTCTACGACAAGGAGGAGTGGTACTCCGGCGAGATCCCCGACGACGTCTGGGACCTCGACAACGCCGACCTCGTCGAAGAGGTCACCGCCCTGATCGAAAAAGGGGCGAGCGGGGAGGACGCGTTCGACCACGTGAAGGATCGCCTATGACCGACACGAACGAGCCCGAGGCTCCGTTCTACACTCGCATCACCGTCGTCGGCGGCGCGTTCCGCGTCGGCTTCTACGAAGGCGTGGACCGAGCGGACATCATCGACGCCGAGGGGTGGGTGGCGGACGAGCTGCGGGTTGCGGAGGGCACGTGCGAGGAGATCCGCGCCGAGGCCCACCGCATCATCGACCTAGTGGTCGAAACCGGGCGCTACCCCGGCTACTCGCCGAAGGAGGGTGCCGCCGAGTGGAAGCGGTCGTTGACGCGCTGGTGCAAGTCGGCGCAGACCACCCACCATCCTGGGTGGAGGTCGGGCCGCCGCTCCTCCCGATGGGGCGGCGACCCGAGAAGGTAGGCACCGGCTGTCCGGTGCCTGGAGGTCTGGGCTGGCGGTGAGATGCCAGCCCTGATCGACTTCCACCCATTGTAAGTCTATCGCCCCCATCTGGGGGCTTTTGCGATATATGCGAGGAGATACTATGCCTGACCACCCCAACCGGTTCGCGGTCAACGAGCCGGTCCTGTTCCGCACCGCTGACTCCCGGGTCCCCGAGTGGACCGAGGGCACCGTGAGGATCGTCGAGGCCTACGCAGAGCCGCGACGCAAGACCCACTACGGCGTCTACGAAAGCGATCGCCACACCGACGCCTGCGACGGCGTGTACTACACGATCACCGCCAAGAACGGCAACGGCATCGACGAGGACTACAGCACGATCTGCGTCTGCAAGGACGTGATCAGCGACCTCAGCACCACCGCGCGCTGGGCCGGTCAGATGCTCACTGATCTGCAGGACTACAAGCTCTGCTGGCTCGACCACGTCATGGCCGGTCGGCCGCTCACCGCCGTGCCCCAGCCGGGCAACGACCGCGTGGCCCTGTTCAGCGGCAAGGACATCGCCGCGTACGCCCACATCGACGATATGCTCGCGTGGGCGGTCGGCCTCGAACGTCACCCCCAGCACGAGAGCGCCCCGCAGGACGCCTGATAGACACGACCGCATGGCCTACCCGTTCGCCATCACCTGCCTGGAATGCCGCCAGATCGCGCCGCTGCTGTCAATCGACGAGGTCGACGGCAGCGGCGAGGCCTGGATACGCCTGACCATGGGCTGCGGCCACGCCCCGAGCGTGCCCGAGCGGCATCGCATCAAGATCGAACGCCTCGCCATCGGGTCCACCGGCGGCGTCGCTCTCTACGACCCCGACGGGCGCCCCATCTACCTGCTGCGCGGCGACCCTACTGAATCCTGAAAGAGGAACCCACCGAATGAAACCTGTCCTGATCGCGGCGGCCGGTGCCGCCGTACTCGCTGTCGGCGCCGCGTGCAGCGCCTCCGACTGGGAACCCCCGGAGCCTCGTGCGGGCACCGTCACCGAATTGGAGTACGAGCCCGGGTACTGGAAGGAGGACTGCTACACCCAGTCGGTGTACAACTCCCGTACGCGCACCTACGAGAGCAAGCAGGTGTGCAGCGACCGCTGGGTGTCGGAGTGCAACGAGGTCGACTTCGTGACCCCTGAGGGGGACGAGCTGGAGGAGTGCGCCGACGAGGAGGTCTTCGAGGGCCTGGCGGTCGGCGACGTGTACATCGAGGGGATGGACGAGGCCGCCACGCACACGCCGTGGCTGACGCCGTCGCCCTCTCCGTCGACCTCGCCGTCTTCTTCCGGCAGCCCGTCCCCGTCGCCGACGGTCGCGCCCTCGGCATCGGCCAGCGCGGCTTAGGCGCCCAGCAGCGCGGCCCAGGAGTTGTCGCCGAGGATGCCGTCGCCCTGTCCGTTGGGCAGGATGCTGTTACGGACCTTGCGCGCCACCTGGAAGCGTTTGAGTGCGGCCTCTGATCCCGGCCCCCACTGCCCGTCGGGTTCGCCTCGCGAGTTGAACGAGTTCGCTGGTGGGAAGCCGTTCGCGGCGAGGAGGGACTGGGCGCGTTTTTTGTCGGCCGTTGGCGCGTTGTTGTTGTCGATGGTCGGGAGCGCCATGATGATCTCCTCGATCAGTCGGGGGCGGCTGGGCACCGACGGTTTCGGTGGGGTCGGTGCGCCGGTGGCAATGCCCCACGGGCTGGTGTCGTCGTAGGGGCCGGTGGAGTGGCCGTCGGGTCCGCGTCCCACGGAGACGTGCATGTGTTTGGTGTGGGGGTTGGAGCCGGAGTAGCGGCGCCAGCCTTCGGAGGCGCGGGCGCGCGACCAGATTTGGCGGTTCCAGATGACGTATTTGAGTGCCGGTGGGGCGACGGCGACGATGCGGCGGGAGATGCGGTGCATGTCCGCTCCGTCGTCGGGGTCGTGTGTGAAGTCGCGGGCGCAGACGACGCCCTGGTCGTTGGGGTTGTGGTCGGAGTCGGATGCGGCATGGGCCGCGTCGCCGATAGCGCCGTCGGAGGCGGTGCTGCGACTGGGTGCGACCTGGTTGATCTCGGCCCTGAGGACTTCGAGACTTCGCGCCACCCGCCAACCAGACATACGGGAAGTTTACCGCACAAAACGGACATATCGTAACGTCAGTTGAACGTGAGAGAATATCCCGAAACGAAAGGAGCACTATGCCCAAGCAGCAGACCACCATCGTGATCACCGAAATCGACACCCGAGGTGAGGCCGACTTCGGCCACTTCTACTTCAGCGACGGCGTCCGCGTCGGCTACCGACGCCTGGGAGAGGGCTGGCAGACCTTCGGCGGCGGCAAGTACTGGCCCGAACCGACACCGCTGCGCCTGCAGGTCGTCAGCCACTACCTGCGCACCCACGGCCCGGTCGAGCTGGAGCGCACCATCGACATCAGCAACGAGGGCACCCCCGAGCGGCCGTGGGGCGTCATCCGGATCTCCGACGGGACCGTGGCCGACTTCGACATCACGCGCCCGGGAGAGACCGACGCCGTCACGGTGGCGCCCCGGCATCAGCGGGAGAACACCCCCGACTACATCAGGTGGCTCGTGGACGAACTCACCCAGGCACTCGTCGAAACCGACTGGAGTGCTCTTCCCGCCGCAAGCAAAACGGTGCCGGTCGACCAGGCGGTGGCCGCGTGAAGGTCGTCTCCGTCGACAACCGAGCCCACGCCGAACCGCCCTGGGGGTTTATCCACTTCGACGACCGCAACAGCGCCGCCTTCGCCGTCGCGAAAGATAGCTCGTGGGAAGTCGGGGAGGGTGGACCGAACTGGCCCACCGCGACCACGCAGGCCCACCTCGACGCCGCCCTGGCGCACCTGCAGCGGTACGGCCCCAAGATGCCCGAGAACACCACATCCTGAACATCCTGACCAGTGAAGCCCCGGACGCATGCGCGTCCGGGGCTTTCGTTTGAGAGGCAACCACATGTCCGCATCCGAGACCACCTTCATCGACCCCGGCAAGTGGCCACGCCTGATCGTGGCCGGTGCGCCGGTCACCGAGGCGCAGGCCGACGAGATCCTCATCCGCACGGCCGCCCTCTACTACCTCCACTGCAACGACCACGAGTGGGACCACATCGTCGCGCGCATCGTCTTCCGAGACGAGCGCGCCGCCGAGCACGACTTCCCGTTCCAGCGAGCGCTCAAGCGCGCCGAAGAGCTGCGCAACCTCAACCTGGAGTACCTGGACAACTACCGGATCTCCTCCTCCTGGATCGGCGGCCCGCGCGGGTGGTGCGACTGGGACGGACACATCGGGACAGCGAACTACAACATCGGCAAGTGGCCTTCCATAGAGGAGGTCGGCAGCGAGTGGTCCCAGATCGCCGCCGCGTTCCCCTACCTGGACCTAACGGCGCAGCTGATCAGCGATGGCACCGCCGACCAGGTGTGCGGGCAGTGGCGCGTCAAGAACGGCGTGGCCACCGAGGAGCCGCCCGGCGCGCTGCTGGCGCAGCACGAGCCCCACGCGACCCCCGTCGATCGTTTCGTCGAGCAGCTGTTCAACCCCGGCAGCGAGCGCGGGGTCAGCCCCGAACGGCTGCAGCAGGCGGTCGCCCGAGTCGAGGCGAAGATCGCCACAGCGACGCAGGGCGACCAGTAACACCTACCAGAAAACCCGACATAGTGGGACAATTGACCTGTAGGCCCTTCAAGGGAAGCAGGTCATCATGTTCACGAAGGAGTTCTGGAAAGACACCTCCGAAAGAGCTATCCGCAACGCCGCGACCTCATTCGTCGCCGCCTTCGGCGCCGAAGCCCTCCTGTGGGACCTCGGCTGGGAAGTCGTCGTCGGCATCCCACTTACCGCCGCCGTCCTCGAAGTCGCCATCGCCCTCTCGGGCTCAAAAGTCGGCCGCAAGGGGACAGCCAGCCTCACCGACTGAACTCCACCCGACTCCCTACACGCTGTTGCCCGGCGCATCCATCATCGCGCCGGGCACTGGCATGTCACCCCTTCACCGTAAGCTGAGAATCTTCCTCGCACTCTGCCGGGCACCGGTGCGCCCGGACTGAAAGGAACACCACATGGACCGACCCCATCTAGATGACCAGCCCCTGACCATCATCGACGCCATGTCCCCGACGCACGGCATGTTCACCGTGGCGAATCGCGTTGCCGCCCACCTGGGCCCCTCCTGGGAGGTGCGCATCGAACACCAGCCGCTGGCCATGGTGCTCCACGACAACAGTGGCCGTCGCCTGCGCATGCACTACGACTACAAAAACGAGCAGCACCTGGTGGCGCTGTTCGCGCTCGACCACCACGGCAAAGCCGTCCTCGACGCCAGAATGAACCTTTTCCAGCTGCCCTCGCACATGGCCGCGCACCTCAAAGAGCACGTGCTGCCCAAGTACCGGCGACACCTCGACCGCATGCAGCACGAACAAGACTGGGCGAAAGCCCAGCGCGAGGCCCAGCGCGGCCACGCCGCAGCCGTCGCCGAACGCCTCGGAGGGGAATGGCAGGTCGCCAACAACCTCGGCGGCCTCAGGGTAGAACGAGCCGCTCGCGGGCGCCGGGTCTTCGGCGAGATCAACTGGTGGGTCGATGGGCACCTCTCCATCGAGTTGGGCCACATGACCCCCGAGCTGGTCGAGCACCTCATCGACGGCCTCGCCGAGCACCTGCACCGCCACGAGACGAACCGCACCCCCCTGGGCAAACGACCGAAACGCCTGAACTACCTGCTGGAGCTGATGGTCGCCGCCGGTTACCGTATCGACAAGCTCGGCCTCGAACACCAGAAACTGTTCGGTGACCACCTGTTCAAGATGGACAACCACGCGGGGGTGGGCTACCCGCTGGTGCAGTACCTGTTCGAACGGCCCGGCACCATCGATACCGCCATCCGCACATTGGAAGAAGGATGACCTGCATGCCCGACACCGACACCGACGAACAGGACGATCCCACCTGGCGCCTGATCTCCATGTGGAGTGGCGCCGTGGGGCACTACACGACCGAACGCACTCCGGGGGCCCCGCCGCCGAAGACACCCGCGAGCTCGGCCACTACTTCGGGGAGACCCTCTACCGCGTCGCCCTCAACGGCCTGGAGCTTACGGGACCGGCCGGAAAGCGCGAGCAACACGAGTTCGCCCAAGGGGTGAGCATGGAATGGTTCGACATCGTGCGCACCGACCCCGACCAGCAGACTATGGCTGCGCTGGCGTTGCTGGCCGAGATGCTGCACGCCGCGATCGACGGGTTGCGCATGGCCGGGAAGGATGTGAACCATGCGCATGAGCTGGCGGTGAAACTGGAGGAATACCTGGATGCGTGCGCGGGTCGTACGGGTCTCGTCACTGACCTGCGGCAGATGCTCATCGAGAGCGCCGGAACCGAGGAGTGACCGCGCTGTGGCCACAGGCCACGATATGGTTCAGAATTGAACGACCGGCTCGGCGTTCACGTGTCGAGCCGGTCGAGCGCCGCTAGCTCAGCTGGCAGAGCCGCTTCCTTTTAAGTTGCAGGTCCTGGGTTCGATTCCCAGGCGGCGCACCAGACCAACCGATTAAGAGGGCACCGCTATACTGAGGTGTGCCCAATAGCAACGAATACATGCGGCAGTACATGCTGCGCCGGTACCACGCTCGGCGCAGCCACGCCGTGGCCCAGCTTGGAGGGGCCTGCGTGGAATGCGGAACCACCGAAGAGTTGGAGATCGACCATGTCGATCCGTCCAGGAAGACGATCAACTTGGCAAGGCTATGGTCGGTATCCCAGGCTCGATTCGAGTCTGAGCTAACTCTCTGCCAGCTTCTCTGCCGGAAGCATCACCAGGAGAAATCCAGGCGAGAGCTCTCGGTCGGGCATGGCGAAGGAGCAACCGGCAAGAAAAACTGCCGCTGTGAGCTGTGCGCACCCCTGAAGAATGCCTACGCGGCGAGGCGGCGAGCCACCATCAAGCGTAACCGCCGCCCCGCACCGCGCTTACTATTCGATGACGAAAGCGCCGATCCACTGGCTGAGCCTGTCGGATTCGTCGCGGGTGAGGTCGTCGGGCAGGTTGAGGCCGACGATGACCCCGGGGCGTAGGAGGAAGGTGTATTCGGCCAGCGCCGCTTCATCCTCGACTGCGGTCTCAGCGCCCAATGCCGCTTCGGTTTGCGCGCGGGCGACCTCAGCGGCTGCCGCGATTCGTGCGGCTTCGATCTTCGCCGCCGTGCGCTCCTCAGCTTCAGCAGCTTCTTGCGCCTGGCGTGCTTTGCGTTCGCGGGTGAAGGCAAGGGACCGCTGGCGTCGCTCTTCGGTGTCGATCGGCGTGTAGGGGAAATGGCGGACTTCGCAGTAGTGCTCCAGGGCCTTGCGGAAGCAGCCCTGGTAGTGCCGCATGGTGCTGATCTTGATGATCGGGGCGCGTTTGAGGGCCTCAGCGGCGGCGTCGTCGTAGTCGATGGCTTTGGCCGCCGCCTTGGTGGCCTTGGCGTCGATCGCGATCTTGCCGAAGTTGGTGAGGATCTGCTCGGTTGTCTCAGGGTCGATGTGCTCTTCGGCCGCGTCGGGTACGCGCAGCATCACGGCCTTGTAGGCACCGGCCCAGCGCTTCGCCGTTTCGTCTCCGGGGTTGTCCTCTTGGTAGGCGACGAGGTATTCGCCGAAGTCGTCGTAGATCGGCTTGCGCTTGGGCGCGACGCGGATCTCCGGTGCGGCCGGGACGGTCTCCTCACCGGCGGGTTCGACGTCGAGGCTGCCGGTGAGTTCGACGTGCTGGAGCATGAACGCGAGGCCGCGCCGGAAGTCACTCGAATAGGTGTTGATCGTTGATTCTTTGAGTTCGGATTGGGCGTTCTCAGCGAACTGCCGGAGGATTTTATCGGTGGCCTCGTCGCTGATGGTGGTCGCCGCCAGTCCCGGTACCCGGTGGGCAAAGGCGTTCCAGGCGTTGTAGACGCCCGCGATCTTCTTGTCGTGCTTGTCGGCGATCCGCCGGTTGTTGACGTAGACGCCTAGGTCGCCGTAGGAAAGTGCGCGCTTCATGTGGTTCTCCAACGAAGGTCGGTTCTGATAGCGGCTCAAAGAGCCGTGGTTGAGCAGGGTCAGCGCGTCCCGGCGTGTACCAGCACCCGCAGCAGAACAGTCAGTGTAAACCCTGTCACTGTAAGCGTGGTCTCCTCACACTGGCACATGGGCCAGGGTGATGACGGGGATGCCCGCTCGCTCGGCGGTGTTGCGGCAATTGCGTGTGCCGCCGCCGCCGGGGAATGCGATGCAGATCGCGGCCCCGAGGCTGACCATGTGTGCGTTGCGTCCGCGCCCGGCCGCACTGTACTGGCTTGGGGGGATGCTGTCCCAGTCCACGGGGTGGTCTTCGGTCTGCCAGCCCCGTTTGGTGGCTTCCTGCTTGGCGAGCTGGTCGGCGCTGCGGTCGTAGTCGATGGTGCCGTCGGCGCGGCGGTACTTGCAGTCGCCGTGGACGAGTACGAAATCGCCGGGTGCTGTATGGGGGAAGAGCCCTTCGACGTGGGCCAGCGCTCGGGCGACTGCGGCGCGCCCTGGGAAGCCACGCCCGCCGGTTGCCAGAACTCGCACTGTCATTGTGTAAGAATACCGATTCACGAAAGGCACTCTCACTCTGATGAACACTATCCGCGATCTGATCGATACCCTTGAAGGGTTCGCTGCTGCCACTGGGGACGAGACTCCGGTGCGCGTGGCAACGATGGGCGTGAAGAAGCCCATGGAATACGCCATCGGCGACATCGACGTGGTCGAGGTCGGCATCGAGGGCGCGGAGGTGTGGGACACCCGCAGCGTCCTGTACGTGCTGGCCGCCGACAGGGGCCAGCAGCTCGCGCACGAGGCCCGCGTCAACTTCGCGGGGTAGGAGGCGGATCGTGGAAGCACACTGGAACCCGTACTGGGATGAGGTCAAGGACCACATCGGATGGGACCGCCTCATGCGCCAGCACGCCGTGCTTCCACCCCATCCTGACCATCCTGACGACCCCGACATGGTCTGGTCCATCTCGGCCTCCACGAGCCTGCGTAAGCAGCTGGTCCCGCGTTACGCCTGGACGGTCTCCGATCCGGCGACGGTCGATTTCGTCCTTCGGTTCTGCGGCGACACAGTGATCGATCCGATGGCCGGAAGCGGCTACTGGGCGCGGCTGCTCACCGAGCGCGGCGTATTCACCCTCGCCTACGACCGGCACGCAGCCACACCGCAATGCAACGACTGGCACCGAGGTGTGGAGCACTGGACGCGGGTCCTCCCCGGTGAAGCGGCCGACACCGTCGCCGCTGCCGGGTCCGGCGTGACGCTCCTGCTGTCGTGGCCGCCCTACAACACCGCCGACGGGGCCGACGCCGTCCGTGCCTATGCCGGGCAGCGGATCATCTACATCGGCGAAGGCGACGGCGGGTGCACCGGCGATGAGGCGTTCCACAAGATCTTGGAGACGGAGTGGGTTGAGGTCGAATACCACGTGCCGGTGCAGTGGTGGGGCATACGCGATCTCGTCTTCGTCTACGACCGCATCCCCCCAGAGCAGTGAAAGGCCTGCCATGACCACCTACCCCCGCTACAGTCCCACCGCCACCGCCTACCTGCGCAACGTCCTCCTCGGGGAGCACCCGATGCGGCCGGGCACGACGGTGCCTATCGAAGAGCTGTCCGGGCTGGCCACCGAACGGCAGCTGCTGCGCCCCGTCGAAGCCGTCGGCGCGACCCCGTTGGACATCGGCGACCCGCTGCTGGACGACGCCGCGAGGCGCCTGGCCGCGTGGCACCGGCGCATGATCACCCGCGCCGACCTCTACCACTTGTCCGGGCCGCTCGTGGCCCACGCGTGGGCGTGCGAGGAGCAGTTCGGGCCGTGCCGGTTCGACGACGCCTTCCCCTCCGACTACGGTTTCTGCGTGTTCGGTCAGGCGCTGAAGCTGCCGTTGAACGATCGCGGGGACTGGACGCCGATCTGCGCCGCCGCGTGGGGGCCGATCGACGACTGCGGGTTCCTCCCCGCCGTCTCCGGCCCGTTCACCGAGCACCTCGGCCAAGCGGGGGAGCACCAGACCATCGTCATCCGCGAGCGCCCCAGCAAGCAGATGCACCTGCGGTTGTTCACCTACGCCACCGCCATGCACGAAGGGGTCAGGGGGGAGTACCCCGAGATCATCGAGGAACTCGACCACATCGTCAACTGCAACACCGACATCGCCGAGCTGCCGCATGTGGGCCGATCCAACCGGTACGCCGTTCCCCGGATGCTGCGCATCGCGTTCATGATCGCGACCGCCCGTTCCCTCGGCAGCGACGAACACCAGCCCGTCTCGCAAGGGCTGCGGAAACGGGCCGCGCGCCTGGGCGCCCGACCCGACCAGCAGGTCCGGGTCATGAGCCTGCGCCCGCGCGCGCAGCAGCTGTTGCACGAGGAAAGCCAGCACACCAGCAGCGACGGCGTCATCGAGCGCCCGTCGCGCCGCTACACCCTCCCGCTGTGGGAACGCCGCCCTACCCGCGACCCCGAGACCGGCGTGATCACGCGCCGGGGCACCACCTGCTACCGCCACCCCGAACTGCTGTCCGACGAGGACCGCGACACCGTCCAATCAGGTACATTGCCAAGGGCATCCAGGGGAAACTGAACCATGCGAAACGAACCATCCGACAAGTCCGAACCCACACGCGAGCCGAGCCTGTCACGCGGCATCGGCGCGCTCGCCGCCATCCTGGCCCTCGTGCTGGGATTCGCGTGGGGCCTCGCGGCCCTGTTCAAGTGGGTGCTGTAACCATGACCAGCAACCATCAGGGCACACCGCCGGTAACCAACCCGCGTGACCCGCGCGCCATCATTGCCGCGACCATGCGCGAAGTTGCCCAGTGGTATCCCGATGCGCTATCCCCGGACGAGCTGGAAGAGGTCGCGTACGCGGTCGAACGCGACGACGGCTACTCCCAGTGCCCGGTGTGCGAGGAGGACCCGTGCGATGCGGGCTGTCCGCTGGAGCCGTTCCGGCCCGAGTACGCCGACCCCGTCCGTTGAGTGCATCTCCCTGTCGGTGGGGGCCATTACAGTGTTTCTACTGCATCGACGTGAGATCCTGTCGTATCCCATTGTGAAGGAGCCGCCGTGAGCGCGCCGCCGTTCGCCCTCAACCGCACCAACCGTTCGATTCTGCGCCTGCTGTTCGACCATGACGACGGCCAGATGTACGGACTCAAGATCGCCAAGTCCCTCCCGCGCCGGTGGGGCTTGTTCCGCATCCCCTCGGGAAAGGTACACATCGAGTTGATGAGGCTCGAACGTCTCCAATGGGTAGCCAGCAGCTGGGAAGAAGTCCAGCCTCGCGACGGCGGCGGCTGGCAGCCTCGCCGCCGGTTCTACCGCATCGCCGCCGCCCACCGCGAAGACGTGCGACTCGTACTGGGCACCGGCCGATGACAGGCCATATCGAGCACGAGTACCTGTCCACCGGCTGCCTGCACGGCGACATGATGCTTCCGGATGGTCGCACCGGCCACGAGTACTGCCAAGGCGACACCGGCCACGCCGGGTCCAAGCGGCCAGCCGAATGCAAGTTCTGCGGTACCCGCTGCATCTGCGGGTGCCATCCCTGGAACCGCGTACTTTCTCTGGACACTTTCGGCACCCAGATCCAGGACGCCCGCCGCCAGCTGGGATGGTCCCAGCAGGATCTCGCCGACGTGGTCGGCGTCGGACAGCAGGCCGTCAGCGGGTGGGAGCGAGGCCGCACCACCGCACAGGGCGCCGACCTCGAACGTGTGCGGCAAGCACTGGGGTTCACCTCCGTCGCTGCACCCACATCACCCGAGGAGACGCATGAGGCTGCAACGTTGCCGCCGCCGAGACGCTTGCCGTTGATGCAATTGGAGCAGAGCGACTTCGTCAACTTCGCAGCGAGTCTGCTGCGCGCCTGCCATCCCGGAGCGATCATCGACCACGAGCCGCGCCAGCAGCGGCAGCGTACCTCTGTTGACGTGCGCCTGGTATTGCCCGGCGGTGAGCGGGTCGCCGTGAAATGCGAACGTCTCCGCAAGTTCCACCCGACGAGCTTCGAACGGGTGATGCGCGAAACCGCCCATGTTGACGCAGACATCTGCCTGCTGCTCGTGGCCACCTCAATGAGCGAAACCGTCAAAGCGCGCGCCGCAGGGACCCCATGGAGCATCTGGGACGGCGACAAGATCAACGAGCAGGTCCGCGCGCTCGACCCCGACGTCGCGGCACCACTGGTGCAGCATTACTTCCCCGACCTAGGGGCGTCCTTCATCCCGGTCGCGCCCGAACACTGACCACATCGTGTGGCCACGGACATGGCCTCAGCCCGTGAGTTCGACGCTCGTGGCCACCTATAAGCGACAGCAACAACCACCCTAAGAGCTGATCCGCGTCGCCTCGACGCAAGAAGGAGTGCACCCCATGAACGCCGATCCCGCGCGCCCTGAGGTACCACACGTCAGTGTGGACCCCACTAGCGCCGACTACTTTCAGTACTTCACGACCATGGGTCCGACGGCGTTCGCACGCGAACGGGCCCTGATGTGCAAGAGCGCTTTGGGCATCAACGCGGGACTGCTGCGCTCGATCCTGTTCAGCCTCTTCGGCGAAGACGCCGACGCCGTCAGCCCCGAGCAGATGATCGCCTGGGCGGACTACATGCGCGAACGCATGCAGGCATGCGACCTGCTGATGTTCAAACACGACCTCCTCAACCGCAGTGAGCATGCGTGGGAAAGGATGAGCAAGGAGCAGCTGGAGCAGCTGCCCCCGTTGCCGACAGACACGATCTTCGGGTTCGAGCGACCCCGTTTCCTCGACGTCGTCAACCGTGCCACCGGCGAGGTCGTCTCCCGACCCGTGTCCATCGTGGTCAGGTACGAATCGCAGGGAATGCCCTTCGAGGACGTCCTGACCGACGGCACGCCCTTCCACGGCTACACCGCTTACTCGCGCCTCATCGACCAGGAGCAGTTGTACTCCAACCCCAACACCCGATACCTGTTCGAGATGCGCGATGCCAAGAACGAACCGGTCGACCCGGCAGGCGCGTTGAAGCAGATCGCCCACATGCGCCAGCAGACCCTGATGTGGCCGCCGACACTGATCGACGAGCTGGAAGCGCCGCTTGACGAAGAGGGACGCACGCTCGGAGACTTCCTGCGCGTCGCGCTCGCGCGGGCGGCCGAAGGCAGGGCCGAACCGATCCCACGCGAAGTCCAGCGCAAGGCCAAATCGGCCGGTGTGAAGCGCTGGTACTTCCCGCCGGTGCGCACGCTGGAGCTGGAAGTCGAAGACCCCCCGGCGCCTCAGCGTGCTTCTGGTGAACCGACCGAGCGCACCATCAACTGGGAGTTCAAGGTGGGTCACACCTGGGACTGGGCGCCGGACGAACACGGCGAACTGGTGTGGCAGCCGGGCCACTGGCGCCGCTACCGCGATGCCGACGGCAACGTGGTTAAGCGCGTCTTCATCAAGCAGTACACCAAAGGCGAAGGCAAACCGCCCAAGCCCAAGGTCGAAACCGTCACCATCGCCCGCGAGCCCGACGCCACCCCCGGAGACAGTGCCTGAGATCCACCTTCCAGCGCCGCAAAGCCGATCGTGTCGGCCCCTTCAACTGATCCCCGCACCTCCCGAGAGGCAACCATGGTCTGGTACGACATTCACCACTCCTGCGGCCACACCCGCCAGCAGCAGATCTACGGCACCAACGTCAACGGCGAGCGCGAACGCAAGGCCGACGGGCTCGGTGAGCGCCCGTGCTCCGACTGCCTGCGGCAGGCGAACGACGAACGCAACCGGCTGGCGGCCGAGCGGTCGGCAGCCGAAGGCTGGCCCCCGTTGCAGGGATCGAAGCGGCAGGTGGCATGGGCGCACGCGATCCGCGCTGACGCGGTCGACGTTGTCACTGCCCGGGTGAGGGACGCGTACGTGTCCACGCCGGAGTTGGAGCAGGCGGCCGTGATGGGGATACTGGCCCAGTCCCGGGAGGCGTCCTGGTGGATCGACCACCGCGACTTCCGGGTCTGGTTCTTCCTGGTCGAAAAGCGCCGATCGTGGGCCGAAGCCCTCGCGCAGATCCCGGCGGGGGCCACGCTGGCGCAGATCCAGCAGGAGTTCGCCGACAGCGCGACGCGCGTCGAACTCGACCAGGCGATGTTCCGCGCCGACGTCGCCCACGACGCCGGGCAGATCACCGCTGAGCAGTTCGACGCCTTCGAATCCCTGTGGCTCAAGCGTTGCGACGAGCTGCAGTAACCAAACACGACTAGCGAACGGAACCCGATGAAAACGAAAGCCACTGCCATCGCCGCCTACGGCACTGCCATGCTCGCCCTCGGGGCATGCGGGATCAGCGGCCCCAAGGAGGCCACCGGCGAGATCACCCGCCTGGAGCACCACCCCGACGGCTGGATCGAGACCGACTGCGTCGTCGACTCCGACGGCCCCAGCTGCACCGCCGACGTCGAGGAGGACTGCTACCTCGTCGTCTTCGAAGACGACACCTACGAGTACTCCGACTGCGTCCCCAAGGCCGACTGGGACAAGCTCAAGGTCGGTGACGCTTACACCGACGGCGACGACAACGACTGACCGGCACGATCGAAAGGAACCTAATGGAAGAACTCACTGACAAGGCGAAGAGCTGGGCGTCGATCCTTGAAGAGGGCGCCCGCGAGCAGGTCGAGCGGACGGCGTCGATGCCGTTCGTGTGGCCGCACATGGCGGTCATGCCCGACGCCCACCACGGCAAGGGCGCCACCGTCGGGAGCGTCATCCCCACCGACGGCGCGATCATCCCCGCCGCCGTCGGCGTCGACATCGGCTGCGGCATGGCCGCCGTCCGCACCCGCCACCACATCGACCAGATCGCCCACCTGGATCTGTCGGTGGTGCGCCAGGCCATCGAGCAGGCCATCCCGTTGGGGAAGGGCGGCATCAACACGCACCTGACCGAGACGGCCGAGCAGGCGATCGAGTACCTCGAAGCCAAGGCCGTCACGGCCCGCTTCACGCCCTCCTCCTACCTGGGGAACTGGCAGATGCACCTCGGTTCCCTAGGATCGGGCAACCACTTCTGTGAGCTTTGCGTAGACGAGGAAGGGTTTGTCTGGTTGTTCCTGCATTCGGGCAGCCGAGGCATCGGCAACCGCATCGCCCAGCACCACATCAAGGTCGCACAGCGACTGTGCGAGCAGTGGTGGATCGACCTGCCCGACAAGGATCTCGCCTACCTCGCCGAGGGGACGCCCGAGTTCTGGGACTACATCCGCGAAATGATGTGGGCCCAGGATTTCGCCGAACAGAACCGCGTGGAGATGATGCGCCGCATGATCACCGCGTTCGAGGCGTGGAGCGACTCCGAGATCGTGGTGGACCAGGAGATCAACTGCCACCACAACTACACCGCCAAGGAGCAGCACTGGGGCAAGCAGTTGTGGGTCACCCGCAAGGGCGCCATCAACGCCGAGGCGGGCCGCATGGGACTCATCCCCGGCTCGATGGGCACTGCCTCTTACGTCGTGGAAGGCAAGGGGAACGCGGTCGCGTTCAACTCCAGCCCCCACGGCGCGGGCCGCAACTACTCGCGGACGAAGGCGAAAGCCGCGTTCACCCACGAGCAGCTGCGTGAGCGCATGATCGGCATCGAATGGCGTGACAGCGCGGCGTTCCTGGACGAGATCCCCGACGCGTACAAGCCGATCGACCAGATCATGGAAGACGCGGCCGACCTCGTGAGCGTAGTGCACAAACTGCGCCAGATCGTCAACGTCAAGGGGGAGTAGTCCCCACCGGGCCGCCCAGCGCGGCGCTGGGCGGCCCTGCGAACATCGAAACGGAGCCTGGCACGTGAGCGTCCCATGGCGGTTCACCGACACCTACTGGCATGACGACATACCCGACTATGTCGTGGTGGTCTCCTACTGGAGGCGCCCATGGAAGGAGCTGTTCGACGACCACCGGCGTATCCGACGCGGCGAGGACCCGGTCGACCACGACCGGCACCGACCGTGCACGGTGCGGCTGCGCCGCCGCTGGTTCATCTGGCACGGCCGCACTGTCGGGCTCGTGTTCACCGTGCACGGGCTGGTTCCCGCGCGGAAGAAGGCGCGGGAGCTGCTGGCGATAATGGCTGACCTGGCCAGTCCGACTATCCTGGCCTCTGCCAGGGTGAACGAAGGCATCGCGCCGCTCACCGGCTGGGGTGCCCTTCCTGCGCACTACATGGATTTTCTGCGGTATGACCTGTCGCTGCCCGCATCCGATTGCGGGTGCGAGGGCCAATGCCGCTGCACCGTCCGAGGATAGAATGTGAGGAGACCTATCATGCCGCGCCACTTGAAGCCTGTTCGCACCGCTGCGCAGTTCCAGAAGGCATACGACACCCTCCTGGAGCGCCTGCAGGAAGGCGAGGGCATGTACGCCCCTGGTGAGGCGATTCCGGCCGCCAGCACCCTGGGCGCTCAACTGGGAGTCAGTACCGCCACCGTCGGGCGTGTCATCAAAGCGCTCATCGCCGAAGGCTGGCTCGTCTCCGGGGGCAACGGCTATCCGGCCCGCGTCCGCTACCGGGCGCCGCAGGAAGGGCCCCGGTGACCGTCACGACCTAACTCCACCATCCCCCCGACCGACACCTCCATCCACCACTGAGAGAGAGCTATCATGCCGATCACCCCCGACGCCGCTTCCATGCCCGACATCCGCCCCGACTTCTTCGAGCTCCACCCCGAACCCGCCTACCAATCCCGGTACGGCACCACCACCCGCTTCCACTCGCCCGACACGGGCCAGCAGGTCATCCACCACGTCCACAAGCAAGACCTCACACCCACTTGCGAGGGCGGCTACGGCCTCGCCAGCGTGCTCTCACCGCAGCCGGGCGCACACGTCGTCATCAACGTCATCGGCTGCCCGCCGCCCGAAGAAGGCTTCCTCGAAGACCTCGAAGCCCACTGCGGACCCGGCATCACCTACACCCTCATCACCGAAAAGCGCCAACGCGAAGACGCATGGCTGCGGGAGGAAGCCACCCGCCTCAGCATCTTCAGCGCCCTCCTGGACGACACCAACCTCACCCACGTCATCGGCGCCGACCTCATCAACCCCTGGGCGGCCGAAGAGCAGGGATTCGCACTGGCGACGATCACCGGGGACCTGACGGGTTCGGCGTACATGCTCAACGAGCACTTCGACGGGCGCGTCGCCGAGGGCTTTGCGCAGATCTGGGAGGCTGAGGAAGGGGAGACGGTCGACAAGCTGGATCGGCTGCGGGACCTGGCTCAGCCGGTGCAGTGGGCGCTGGAGGGCATCATCCGCGAAGGCACCATCGGCGACGCCGACCACGAGCTGCTGCACCGGCAGATCCGCGACATCGAGGCAGCCGTCAAGCAGCTGCTCGGAGCGCTGGACACGACCGCTGCCCGAGAGTCGCAGGTGTCGTGAACCGCAACGAATACGGGTGGGACGACCTGGGCAAGGATCTGGCGTACTCGACGCCGTTGACCTTGATGCAGACCCACCATCTGCTGTGGCCCCTGCAGGACCGAAGCGAGCACCCCGAGGCGCCCGTCCTGCACCCCTACGATCTGTACCGGCCGCTCGTGGACCTGCTCACCGCCGAGAGCGACTACCGCATCATCGGCCGCGCCCTCCAGCAACTGACTCAGCTGGTTCCCGAAATGGCCCACCGGGAAGGTCTCGGTCTCTGCCCCGAACAGGAACGATCACATGACCAGAGCTAACCAGCACCTCCTCAACCTGCACCGCGAAGGCGCCCTCGCACCCGGCGAATGCGACCAATGCGGCCAGGACGACTGGAACCCCGGCTACGACCGGGGCGACGATCCGACCTACATCGGATTCCAATGCCGAGGATGCGGACACATCACCAGCGTCGAGCACCCCGAACCCGAAACACCGGCTGATGCCCCCGACACCACCCCGTCCACCGCGTACGTGATCGCCGAACTCAAGGCCATCCGTGCCGATCTCAAGAGCTGCGCTCGCGACACCGAGGGCCTGATGTACGAGAGAGGGCCCGACGGATTGCAGCAGCGCGAGTTCCTCGCCGCAGCCGACACCAACGGCCCTCCCGACCGGTGCGACGAGCGCATCTGGGCGGCCAGGGGCCGCGTCACCGCCCTGCTGGACCTGCTCGACCCCACCCACCCGAAGGCACCCTGATGGCACTACGACGACCCTCGTTCATCTGGAGCCGCGAGCGCGTCTTGATCGCGGAGTTCCTGCTGGCCAGCGACGTCCCGCGCACACCGATGTCGATCGCGCGGGCGCTGCATCTGCTGCGCGCCAACGTGCAGGCGTCGCTCGAACGGATGGAACAAGAAGGATTCATGGAGGCTGACCGACCCTACGACCCCGAACGGCTGGGTGCGGAACGGACGTTCACCGTCGCCTGCGAGCAGCGCGACTACGTCCAAGCGCGCGTCGACCGCTTCCGCCAGCGCTACCCGCTGCAGCAGTGGTACGTCGAGATCGAGGTCCCCACGGCCCCTCTCACGGCAGACGAGGAGCAGACGCTGCGGCAGGCGATGCCGAACCTCATCCGCTGCAAGCAGCCGCCTCAGGGGTGGCTGTACCTGGCCATGAAGATCACCACCGAGCACCGGTACGAGGCATTCGATGTGGCCTACAGCGAGTTCGTCGAGGTTTGGGAGCATACCCTCAAACGGGGCGACCTCCCAAACTTCGGTGTCAGCCATACCGCCCCCTGGCGCGAGAGCACCGAATAGGACGAGAAGGGCGCGAATCCATGGACGAAGAAGAGCACCTGATCAACCGGGACCTGATCTGGGCCCCTGGCGCCGACGATCTCACCCGCACTCAGATGGACGCCATCCGCATGCGCGATGCCAACGCGATCCGGCCCATCCCTTCACGGACCGCCCTCGGATACGACCACCTCATGGCCGACGCCGACCGGCGTGCACTCATCGCCCATGTCGACCGGCTCGAAGAACAGCTGGTGGCCACCCGGAAGTTCGCTGAGCGGTGCGCGGCCGAGCGCGAGCAGTACCGCGCCTGGCGCGACGAGGCGGCCGATGAGCTGGAGAACCATCACGACAACGCTCTCACGGCAGCATTCGCCCTGGCCGACATCGCAAAAGCGGCAATGGCTGAGCGTGATGAGCTGGCGGATCGTCTTACCGATTCTGGCGCCGACGACCACTGAACAAGGTGCTGCCGGGGGCATGCGCCCACCCCCGGCAACCACGAGCCTTCACCCCTACGGGGCGGTGATCTTCCAAGACCCGCTGTCGACGATCGTAACGACCGCGAACAGGGCGCCGTCGTTGCCCAACCCCTCGTCGTCATCGGCCTCGTCATCCTCGAACCGCTCCGAGATCCCGTCATCGTCATCGTCATCGTCATCATCATCATCGTCGTCGCCCATGGCGCACGCGATGGCGACGGCGGCGACAACGGCGGCGAGCGCAATGACCCACGGGCGCCGGTACCAGGGCTTCGGGTGCTCCTCGGGGGAGGATGGGATTGGCATGGCGACTCCTTCAGTCACGGATACGAACCCATAATAGAGTGGACCTCACTACCGTCTTGCGAGCGCTGCTGCCGTCTGACCCCTGGTGGAACCCGCAAGCCATATCGAACGGAACTCCCGAATGCCAACCCTGAAATCACCTTACGGCCAATACCTCGAATACCTTCGCGACCGCCTGCAAGCCGTCAAAGGCGACGCCGACCTCACGCGGTCGGCCCGCAGCAGCGCCATCAGGGAACTCCACGGGGCCGCACTCCAGTTCATCACCATAAACCAGCTCATGACGGTGCAGGAAAAACCGGGGAAACGCCATCGACTCGCCACTGAAGAAGAAATCCGGGAGCGCGTCGCGGCCTGCGTGGATGGCGTCTCCATCGAGCGGTTCGTTGCCGACATGGTCGACTGCGGCGTGATTGAAGAGGAGGCCTGGGATGCCGCCTCGGATGCAGGATACGGCGACATCGAATTGTGGGGCATGACCTACGCCGAAGCAATCCGAGCCGGTGGGAGCCTTGGCATTTCCTACGCCCCGATCCTCGCCCGCGACTGAGACACGAGCTACCGGCAGGCAACCGCGAACAACGAGGAGGAAAGCACAGCATGATCGAAATGACTGCAACCGCATTGGATGTGCTCCGTGCCGGTCTTGACTGGCTGTACAGCACCGAGCAGACCGACAACGAATCCATCGTAGACCACCACGGGGTCAGCGCTCCCGTGGTGGACGAGCGTCGGTACCGGTTCATCCCCTCGGGGTTCCACCGCTCGCCGGTCGTCGTGGTCGATGTCTTCCACCCCCGCTACACGGGGCCGCTTGGCAACCAGACGCTCGTCAACCCCCTGGAGCCCGGCGAGCTCGCCAGGCTCCAGGCCCAGATCGAGCAGTGGGGTCACGAGGTCCGCTCCACGTGGAATGGCCAAGGGGAGACCGGCAGCGTCGGACTGGCAACACCCGCGCACCCGAGCCTGCTGGCGGCGCTGCAACGCCAGCGCGAGGGGTGTCCCGAGCACCGGCCGCAGATCCTCTGCGGCTGGGACGGCTGCCCCTGGTACCGCACGAACATCGCTAAACTCCAGGTCCCGGAGGGCTGGTAGTGGACTCGCGCCTCAAGTCTTGGTTCGACGACGACGGCCAGCTGTGGGTCCTCTGCGAGCACTGCACCAAGAAGACCCGCGAAGAAGACCTGGCTATTGACCCGACCGACGGGCTCCGCTGGAATGTGTGCGCTCCATGCAAGCAGAAAGAAACCGAACAGCTCAACATCCACGAAGAAGAGGAAAGCACATGAACGGACCTACGCGAGGCGAGCACACCCTGACCGCTGAAGTCGGAGCCGACGCCGTGGCGAAACTCGTAGAGAAGTACGGCAAAGACGCCGTTCCGGCAGTCTTCGGCTTCATCGCCAACCACAGGGACTACTCCGTCGCCGAAGCCTACAAGCGCACCATGGAGTACTACCGAGGCACCTGGGAGGATCTGTCCGAATATCTCGCCCACGCCTTCGCCCCCAAGATGCAGGAAGCATCGAACACGTACGCTGTGAAACACCAGCTCACCTGGCCATTGCCGGTAGATGACTTCGTCGGCTGCATGAACTGGGACGAGGTCGCGAAGTACGCAACAGACCACACCCACGAAGCCTTCCTCACCCACTTTGCCGACCCTGAGAAGGCGTACTTCGTCTTCGAGATTCCCTCGTACAAGTAGAAGCAGGAACAGCGCTGATGGAGTTTTTCTTTTACGAGACATGGTTCCCTGCCGACTACAGCGGCAACGACGCCATTCAGGAAGCGGCGATGGACTGGATCGGAAAACACAACGACCGGTCCCTGCTAGTGCTGAACCAAGCCACACTGATCGTTCAAGGATTCATGCAAAACGAAACCAGAGAAGGTGCTGCGGAGCAAGCGGCCTACGTCGCCTCCGACCTGTACTGGGCCATCGACGGAGGGAACCGGGACGATCTCAAGATCACGGTAAGGGACGTCGCAGAGCAGCTCGAATTCGTGAACTCCGGAATCGTTCCCGAGCACCAAGTTTCTCACCTTCATTCCAACATCGTGATGGAGCTGGGAGCGGCATCCATCATACGATCCAGTGGAACCACTGAGGCCCAACTGTACAAAGGGCGGCCGCCCGCGTGAAAAACAACGAAAGGAAGCAATGGGCACTTGGCATGTCACCATCATTTTGCAAGCACCTCGCGGCGCCGTCATCACCGACGACACCGTTACCAGCATCCACGACGCGCGACCTGAATTCACCATGGTCTCGCATCTGGCAGACAACCTACTGGAATTCATGGCCGACGCCGACCACTCTTCCAGCGACGTTCTATTCGCTACCGCTTGCCGCCGTGCCGCCGAAGCCAGCACTGATGTGCTCGGGTTCCCAGTGGAGTTCATTCGCGGCGAGGTCATCCGACACGATCACTGGCTGGATCAGATCGATCCGAATCGAAACATCCGGGGCTGGACAGAACCGGGCAATGAAATTAGATGTGGCGCTTGTGATGACACGGTGCCGAAAGTGTCAGCGGTAATTACCGGATGGCGAATTGTCGTCGACACTCACTACGACGAGAAACGTGGGGAGGCGATTCTTATGCAGGAGTGGCAGTGTCGCAGCTGCGCGTCCGGGGCGCACTCAGAGAACGCTCCAACCAACGGCACCTTCGGCGGTGTCGAGCTGACCGACGATCTCGTTGCGAAGCTCGCACAAGAGGCCGAAGCGGGATATCCGACTGAACAGCTCCGACCGCGACCGAAAGAAGGATCATGAAAGCAAAAGCTTCAACCATCTCTCAGAACCGAGGCCCCAAGGGGGGCGACATGCGCACCCACAACGACCTCGGCGCGAAAATCCGGAAGTTGCACCGCGACTACAAGATAGCGCTGGCAATGACCTTGGCGGGCAAGAGCGACGCCGAGATCGTCGCCAAGCTCGCCCTCCCCGAGGTCGACGAGGCGAAGCTCAAGGAGAACATGCAGCGCCTGCTGCAGCACCTGCGGCTCGACAGTTTCGACGACGTCGCCCTTCACGGACGCCCGGTCCGACGTGCCCTAGCGCAGTTCGCCCCCGAAGCAGCGATCGCAGCCGAGGGAACGGAAGGAGACGCGTGAAGGAACTCGAACGCGATATTCGCCGGGCGATGCTGGGGTTGGTGCGCTGGAGCGGCGAGGCCGCCATGGAGCCGGTGTATCGGCTCTGCAAGCAAGACCAGTACGGGGAGGCCACTGCAGCGCTGATGCGGATGGCGGCCGAACGCACCGTCGTGGTGCACCGCTGGCACGAGCACGTGCTGCTTCGCGCCGCTGTTGCCTACGGCATTGACCCTGCGCCGCTACGCGATGCGCAGACGCTTCCCGACTGGCCCGTCTTGGAAGACTTCGGATTCCTGATCGACCATGTCATCGACTGGCTCGAAGACCGCCTGCCGGACGGTGCAGCCGAACACATGCGGGAAACCCACCGTTGCGGCGAGGGCGGCATCGTCGTCGGGGAGCTTGTCGCTTACGTCCAGGACGGCCGCATCGACGTCACGAGAGCTGAGAAGCAGGCACTCCAGATGCTCCGTTACGAAGCCGACACCGACTGGTTCAAATACCGGATCGCCGTAGATCCACCGCCGCCGCAAACCAACAT